ATGAAGCTAACAGCCAGACAAGTAGAGACTTCCAAGCCAAAAGAGAAAGCTTATAAACTTTCTGACGGAGGGGGCATGTATTTAGAAGTTGCTCCGAATGGTTCTAAGTATTGGCGTATGAAATATAGATATGCTGGTAAAGAGAAAAGGCTGGCTTTCGGTGTATACCCATCAATATCACTCGCACAAGCTAGGGCGAAGAGAGAAGAAGCCAAGCGCATATTAGCGTTAGGTGATGATCCATCTTTAGTTAAGAAAGCAGAAAAGAGAGAGAAAGAATCTCAAGTAAATAATAGCTTTGAAAAAATTACGCTTGAATGGCATGACTATAAAAAGCCGAATTGGTCAAAAGGTTATGCGGATGATTTACTAGAAGCCTTCCAGAAAGATATCTTTCCTTATATTGGTAAAGTTAGCATTACGGAAATTAAACCGTTAGATATGTTAGAAGTGCTTCGGAAGTTAGAAAAACGCGGCGTGTTGGATAAGCTTAAAAAGATAAGGCAGGCATGTAACCAAGTATTCCGCTATGCAATTGTGACAGGACGGGCTGAGTATAATCCCGCATCAGAATTAGCCGGCGCACTGTCTACTCCAAAAGCTAAGCATTTTCCTCACTTAAATGTGAATGAGTTACCTGAGTTTTTACAGGCACTATCTGTATGTAGTGGAAGTAAGATCACTCAGATTGCGACAAAGCTATTAATGATAACAGGCGTTCGTACTATTGAGCTTAGAGCGGCTGAATGGTCAGAAATTGATTTTGATAAAGCTATTTGGGAAATTCCAAAAGAACGTATGAAAATGCGTCGCCCTCACATGGTGCCATTATCTACACAGGCCTTAGAATTATTCAAAGAAATACAAACCATAACAGGAAAGTTTAAGTATATCTTTCATGGTAGGAATGATGCTTCTAAGCCAATGAGTGAAGCGGCCATAAATCAGGTTATCAAGCGTATTGGTTATGATGGTAGAGCCACAGGTCACGGATTCAGACATACAATGAGCACCATCCTACACGAGCAAGGCTATAACACTGCATGGATTGAGACACAACTTGCACACGTTGATAAAAACTCTATTCGTGGAACGTATAACCATGCTCAGTATATTGATGGACGTAGAGAAATGCTTCAATGGTACGCTGATTATATGGATACTTTAGAGAACGGGGATAATATTATTTATGGCAAATTCAAACAGCCCTAATATAACTTGATACTTTATAGAACAAACAGCCAGCGATAAATAGCTGGTTTTTTTTATATAATTCATTGTAATTTAATTTAAAATTATATTTATTCACAGGTTGTTCACTTGAATGTGCAGAATAATAGTATTGTATATTATATATTTAGCTTTAGAATAGTTTTTAATATACTTCAATAGACCACAAGGAAACTCAAGGAAATGAGCGTGGATATATCTGCATATCGTGAATGGTTGAGTTATTCAGAAATAGTAACGCTTTTGGCGGATAAACATGGGATAGAAATATCTATTGGCGATATTGCAAGACTTGTTGCAGATGAGGCAATTTCTCCATCTATATACTTTCAAACTCCAACTCCAGCAAGAAAGGTTTCATTGAAAACTGTTCCATTATCAGTAGCACTAGATGATCCTGACGCATTGATAAAGGCTAATTTAGAAATGCTGAATAGCGACGCCGTAATGCCAGAAACCTTAATTCAGCACGCAATCCCAATAAATAATGAGATAGTTAGAATTGATGGACTATGGGATGCTATGTTTTGTGGTGTGATTAAGCACTTCAATGAATGCCTTTATAGCCAAGGAGTTGGACTTAATGAACCATTGAGAAGTTTGTATGGTGTAAGAGGGATTGTGTTAATTAAAGGAAATGACTTATACCAGATATTATCTCCCGTTGATATTGGTGAGTCTTTAAAGATAGTAGAGGCTATGAAATTAGCTCATGCAGATCGTTTGAATCCTTTAGTTGACAAACATATAGCTCAATTAACCCATCTTCTTAATTTGGTAAATAATGGCGATTATGCTCATCAACTCATGCCTTGCACAAGGTTGCCAAGTGGCGCATTACCTGTAATTAAAAGAGCTAATATTTTAAAATTAATAAATAAGAATAGCTGTAAAGCAGATAAAAAAGAGTCACCTAAAACCATTAATGCTATGGCTCAATATATATATGGATTAACTTGCGTGAAATATGGGAAGGATATTGCAGATAACCCTCGTTCTCATATTGATAACCCTAGAGGGGAGATAAAAACTGATTTTGACTTATTAAAACTTCCTTTACCTAGTGGCAATACTGTTTCCAGCTGGCTTAAGAATATTGATTCGTAATATTACGAACTATTTTTGTCATATTACGAAAACCTCCAATCTAAAAAAGTATATTTCCTCCTGAGATCTACGGACGTCTACTAAGACGTATCAAAATTGAACTAACAGGAGGCGTCATGCCAACAGCAACAACCTTAAAAGAAAACCTTATTCGCTTACCAGAAGTTATGCGTCGTACTGGCTATGGTAAGGCGTGGATTTATCGCCTCATTGAAGCAGGTCAATTTCCTAAATCAGTAAAAATTGGCGCTCGTTCTATTGCTTTTGTTGAATCAGAAGTAGATGAATGGATTGCTAATAAGATTGCTGAATCACGTTCTGGTGAGGTGGCATAATGGAAAAGAAAAACCACCCATCACAGGTGGCTTCTCAGAATAACGTAGCGTCGTCTATTCTATCAAAGAACCCACCTAAAAAACACCGTGCCCGTTTATATATGTTAGGTACTGGCATTAATGGCTTTACCGAGAATGAAATATTAATTCATTGCCGTTTATCGTCAGGCCGTAATTACCCGAATGAATTAGAGCGTTTATTGAATATCGAACTAGAACGCATTGATGAGCCTAATCCTGATGGTATCGGATCACATTATCGTTACCGCTTTAAAACGGCTCAAGATGTGCAGAAGGTTATTAACTTAATAAATAAACGTGCTGAACAAGGTAATTACCAACCCATAGATAACGAACTCATAAATAATATTTTAAGCCTGTACCCGACAAAATAACGGAGTAATAAATAATGAAATCAAAAAATAACAGCTTAAATGCTGGTGGATTCGCTCACCCTAAATTCAGCGACGAGACTATTTTAAATATTAACTCAGATGATATTTCCGTTATTCGATTTGAAAATGTTCAGGTGCGGATAGTTAAAATTAATAACAATCCTTGGTTCGTCGCTAAAGATGTTTGTGATGCTCTACAACTAACTAACTCAAGGGCTGCTTTGCTGGCTCTAGATGAGGACGAAAAGGATGTAAGTTTAATTTACACCCTTGGCGGTAATCAGAAGTTGAATATTATTTCTGAGTCTGGATTTTATAAACTGATTGCCCGCAGCCGTAAGGCAACCACTAAAGGCACATTCGCGCACCGTTTTACTAATTGGGTATTCCGTGACGTTATCCCATCTATTCGTAAAACTGGCGCGTATGGTGTGCCATTCTCAGCGTTAAATGATTTCACCAAACGTCAGCAACAATACCAAATTACAGCCTCAAAACATGGGCGTGATTTGCAATCATGTAAGCAAAAGAAAGCTGATTTACAGCGTGAAGAACGCGAATTATGGAAGAAGTACCAGCCTGATTTTCTTGATGGAGAAATCCACTAATGACGGCTATTAACTTACAAATGTTTGGTACACCCAAAGCGGTGTATCAAAGTTCAAATATTAATCAATTATCCCCAGAGTTGGGGAATATTGCCTACCAAGTGAATAATTCCCTACTGGCAGGTAATAACGTAAATTCAACTTACACCACGACTAATACTGTAGCTTTAAACTACGGTATTACGGGCAGTCAATCAGCGAAAATTTACGCCAATCAATCAGGGCAATATTTCTCAGGTTGTAATTCTGGCGAACATTTGAGCACCCCAAAACGGGGGAGCGCAAAACGTGGAGAATTTACACCATTTGCTAAAGGTGATTTTTCTCACCTTTCTAAAGAGGCTAATTATCCTCACTGGCAAGGTTTAATCGGGGTCACTACACAAGGCAGAATTGAGTTTTTTGAGTCCATAAAAAAGGGCGGCCAATCGGCTACCCTTGGGAACGTCGATATTAAATACCGAGCAAGTGAGAACTATGAGAATAGTATCCATCTTATTATCGGTAAAGATGACAACCTTGAGTTAATACAAAAATGTGCAATACATCACTTGCACTTATGGGTAATTGTTGGCTATAGTGATCGGGCGCTAGCAAAATCTAGTGTCAGGATTGAGACCCTGTATATACTAAAGGTGACACATGACGCGCCTTGCGTCTTTTTTTGTGTCTGTGCCTACGCACACCTACAATTTGCGGTATTATATCGCTCAAATTCAATGGTGATGCTGGCAGGGCAACCGAAAGGTTGGCTGGTTTCCTTTAGTACCAGTAGTCTCAACCCTGTCAGTGTCACCACCCCTATAGAGATTGAGACCTCTGGTGGTGACTCCTTAGATAAACTAAAGGAGATCATCGTTATGATGGCAACCCCTACCCAAACTCAATTCAAATTTTTGTTTCTGAGTATTAAACGCTCAGATACAACAGCTAAACCTTGTCGTATTGCTGTTACAGCACCGAATGAACACGATGCAAGACTGATGCTTGTACGTGATTATATCCTGTCATTCGCTGGTCGCTTACCTGTTAAGGAGGTGGCTCATGCGTAATCCTCAACCTAACGATTTCTACACGCATAAAAATAATAGCGAAACCGTCAAAGTTCTATCAGTTCAATTTAACCGTGTGACCTTTCAGCGAGACGGCTTTGATAGCCCTGTCATTGTTCCATTAAGCCAGTTCAGCAATGAATACATTTATTCGGGGAGGGCTTAATTATGGCAGATATCACTATTCATCAAGCCGCTGAAAAAGCACAACAGTTAGAACTGATTAGCCTGATGTTGCCTAACTATCCTCGTAACCTAACCATAAGCGACATTTCCGCTATATCGTCACTCATGGCGAAGTTATCAGGTGATTTAGCTGTATTTCTTCAAGAGGAAATCGCAGTGCAGGAGGCGACCAAATGAAAACCATCAAATTAAATGTTGGTCACTTATCTACCTTGGAAGAAGTCGAACACATCAACGAAGAACTTCAAGCGTTGTTAATCCCGCTGTTAACGGCTGTAGAGAATGAAGCTGAGACGGATACGCATTTTATGCTGAGAGCAGTCAACCGCTTAGTGTGTGCTCAAGGAAAAGAAATCACAAAGTTGGTGGAGGTGATGAAATGAGACAAGTCACTATCAATGCCACCAGCTTAAGTCCATTCATGTATCAAGGTAAGCGAGTTGTCACCTTTGCCATGATTGACGAGGTACACCAACGCCCGAAAGGTACAGCAAAGCGCACATTCAACACGCATAAAAAGCACTTTATTGATGGAGTGGATTGTTTTTTGCTCACTAAGTACGTCATACGTACCGAGTTACCCGAACTGGAAATAGCTGGAAAAGCAAAAGAGTTAATGCTTATCACTGAATCAGGTTACTTGATGATAGCCAAGCCATTTACAGATGATTTGTCGTGGCAGGTTCAGCGCTCAATGGTTAACAGCTACTTTCGTTTGTCTGACTTTCCAGAAATTAAACACATTCAAATACCCACGCTGGCGGAACTTGAAGCCATGCCAATTGGTGAGGCTCAGAACTTGATTAGCCGCTTAGAGGCTGATTCTTATCAAGGGCACGGTAGGCGTGGCAGCTATGCCATGAACCTACGTCGCAAAGAGAAGAAAGCACTTAAACCAATGGTAATCGCCATTGAGCAAGCCTCACAGCTACACATTCAGGATATGGGAGATTATCACTCATGAGAACGTTTCTAATTGCAGGTTATGGCACAACCCTAAAAGGCCTAACACTAGGCATTAACAAGCAAGTGATATCTGCCAGCCTAAAAGATGCTCAGTCACAAGTGGTGCGAGAGGCGCAACGTGACGGTTTAATTGATATCCGAATCAACTATGTGCGTGAGGTGAAGTAATGGCGAATAAAGAGATAGTTTTATCACTGGAAGTACCCCGCATGAAAATAAACCGAGTGCTGACGCTCTTAACTGTTTGGCAAGAAGCAAATCAGGACGAGGAAACAGCCCATATGATAGCTATTGCCTTCGCTGCTGTGAATGACGCACTCAAGGATATTGATTCTGCTATGGAGGGTAAGTAATGAATATTTCTAATATTAACGCATTCGAACACAGTGAACAGGGTGTGATCCTCATTACTGAAGCCGCCAACCAAGAGGCTATCAGCTATACCGAAGCATTAGAGGCATTAAACGATGGTAGCTTTGATGGTGATCTGATTTTTGGCTTTGAATTAGTTTTAGCTATCTGCAAGGGAGAGTGTGACAGCTTTTTTAATCCAACTAATCAGCAGCGTGTGATCTTGTGGCGTTGGATTGTAGCCGCTTCGTTTGTCGCAGAGCAAGCAGACAATAACGGGACGCATCAAGTTGACAACGGCAGAGGTAAAACCATTACCGCCGCTATTTATCGCAACAAACATGCAGCGTTAACCGTCTATGCAGCAAGCGAACGTATGTTACTAGCTAATCACATTGAGGGCGCTGCTTATGAGCACTATGGGGCCGAGAATGGCGCAATTATGGCAGTAAAGATATATAGGGATTTTATCAATCTTGAGCCTAAACGTGGTTGCCGACTATCAGAGCGAGGGCGTGAGGGGTTATCTGTTCTTCATGATGATCTCATTAGGGCGATAGAAGATGGTGAATTTAGCGACACCGTAACCATTCATTAAAAGGACGCAATGACATGATAACGAAGAATTTTAAAGTTAATTCACTAGCGAATAGCTACGCAGCCGCTATTTACCACGATATTACCACACGTAATGGCGGTGATTGGTTTTCGATGAAGGTAGGCAACAAAACGATTGAAGTTGCCATTATTGACGGTGTGAAAGGTATTCGAATGCTCGTTGATAGCTATTTGCTGAAAGCCTTAAAAGGGCAATATCCCACATGGGAGGCAGTTGCTATTAGCTTGATAGAGCAATGTGTCATTAATGGATATGTCACAGGTTATGGTCGAGAGGTGTGGCAAAGCATGATTAATGATATGGGCGACTCTTTAGCTGATAAGGGGGCGTTTCAATGAAGCCGATTGATGTTATCCGTGAGGTGAAGCTGAAAGCTAACGGACAATGGCAAGCTATATTATCTCACCTTGGGGCAGAAGTGCCCCTAAACACGCACACGGCTTGCCCTCATTGTGGTGGTAAAGACCGGTTTAGATTTGATAACAAGGACGGTAATGGCACGTTTATTTGTAATCAGTGCGGTTCTGGTGATGGATTAGATCTCGTTCAGCGTGTGTTAGGTGTCAGTGTAACCGAAGCTGCAAAAGAGGTTGCTAACATAATTGGTATTGATACCCGTTCAGCGTGTCCACCAGCCTACCGTCGTTCTGAGATAAAAGCACAACAAGACGAACTGAAAGCGCAGCAAGCCGAAAAACAAGCTAACGAGAAGAGAGAGAAGCATAAACGCTTTATTGAACGGTATAACCGCACTATTGCCAATGTTCAACGTGGGAGATCTGACTATCTCAAGGCTAAGGGGCTGCATGGTTTTGAAATGGATTTATTACAGGACGGTTCTCTTATCATTCCATTATTGGACGCTGGTGGCGTTATTACTGGCGCACAAACTATTAAGCCTAATGGTGATAAGCGTTTACTGTCAGATAGCTCAAAGTCAGGCAGTTATTACCCCATCAATGAGCCTGTAAACGTCTCTACGGTGATTATCGCTGAAGGATTAGCAACCGCCCTAACGTGTCACTTAATCCAACCAGAAGCGCACACAGTTGCGGCAATTGATGCGGGAAACCTCATTCATGTAGCTAAGGTAATGCGGGTTAAGTACCCAGAGAGCAAGATTATTATTGCTGGGGATAACGATATTAAGCCAGACCAAGACAATACAGGGAAATTAGCGGCAGAAAAGGCGGCTAAGGCGGTTAATGGTGTCGCTGTTTTACCCCCAACTGACGATAAAGCCGATTGGGATGACTACCGCCTATCACACGGTATTGAGGCGGCAAGACAGGCATTTAATGGCCAAGTGGATCAGCAAGCAGGTGAAATAGTGGAAGCGAATAACGTGATCCATATTGACGCAAAAAAGAAAGTCAGACCTCACGATGACTTAGCCCCATTTTTTGATAAGCGTCATGGTGGTTTGTATTACATCGAACGCAAGCAAAACAATACGACGGGCGAGATTGACGAAAAAGAAACGTGGTTTTCGGATGAAATGGCTACGGTAGGTATTGGCTCTGATGGCAAAGACAGCTATTTAGTTATCGAGATGAAGCAAGAAGGTAGCAACCGCATAATTTATGAAGCCATTCCGAGACGTGAACTAGGTTCGCCTCAAGGGTGGGGGAGGTTACGCTCCCGTGGCGTTAATATTACAACAAAGCGTGGTCAATTGGATTTATTAGCTAACTACCTTCAACGGAAAGGAAAGCGCGACGAATGGACGATCACACATACCGCAGGTTGGCATGATGGAGCGTATGTGATGCCCGATGGTCATATTATTGGTACACCTAGCCGCCCTGTTGCCTTTTGTGGCGGAACGTCTGCCGTTGCGGGTTATATCGTCAGGGGAACCGCTGAAAGCTGGCGGAAGAATGTCGGTAATTTAATGAAAGGCAACCAATCTATGATTTTAGGTGGTTTAGTTGCGTTAGCTGCCCCACTAAACTCATTATCGGGCGGTAGCTCGTTTGGCATTCACCTATTCGCTCAATCCTCAGCAGGGAAAACAACGACTGTAGAAGCGGCTTCAAGTATCTACGGTGTACCCGATGAACTGAAATTAACATGGGATGCGACAAAGTACGGGTTAACGATTGAAGCCGCCTCTCGAAATGATGGATTTATGCCAATTGATGAAATTGGGCAGGGTAACGATGTGCGGCATGTGGCAGGAAGTGCCTACAGTTTATTTAATGGTACAGGGCGCATTCAAGGTAATAAAGACGGGGGAAACAAAGCCGTTTTACGTTGGGCGATTGTGGCGTTATCAACGGGTGAGGAAGATTTTGAAACTTACCTCATTCGTAATGGTGTTACCCCAAAAGCAGGGCAATTAGTGCGACTGGTGAGTGTGCCATTTACCGATACTGTCGAGTTTCACAGCCTTGATGATGGTGATTTGCATTCACGAGCAATAAAACGCGCATCAACGCAGCATTGCGGGGCAGTTGGTAGAGCATGGATTGAGTATTTAGCCAACAATCAGGACATGGCCAACCAGAAAGTGACCTTCAAGGAAAACGAATGGTTATCGAGTTTACCCGAAGAGGCATCACCACAGGTTAAGCGAGTCGCTACCCGTTTTGCCATGTTGGACGCTACCGCAGAGCTATCAGCCTCAATTACGGGTTGGGATAGTGGCGAATGTAGCCGATTTATTCGTAATAGCTTCAATGAATGGCTAGAGAACTATGGCACAGGAAACCGAGAAAAATACCAAGTCGTTAAACGGGCAAGGGATTTTATTCAACGCTATGGATTAAATCGCTTTCAGCCATACACCTATGGGAAGCGCAACGGAGATTTAGACCGAGTTTACGCAGGAAGAATAACAAACCTTGCGGGTTACTTGGTTTCTGGTCGCAGAGAGGACGGCAAGGACGAATATCATATTATCCCGTCAGTATTTGAAGATGAAATACTCTCAGGTATTCAAAAGAAATTGGGGGCGGAGGCGCTCGAAGAGGCAGGTATTTTAGTCAGACCGGAATCAGGGCGTGTAGACGGTAAAACTATCAGCATTAATGGTAGTCAGCAACGATTTGTTGTCTTAATTGATAGTGAGGAAGAATAACCAGCCAGAACAGAATCCCCGTGATGAATTAAAAACGTTGGGATAAGTGGGATAACGGGATAAGAATTAAAAAAGATAATAATATTATTAAGTTAAGTTACTTCTATTTATCCCATGTTATCCCAAGTTACCCCAAATCAAATGATAATAATTTGTTACAAATGTTAATCAAAAAGCAAAGTTATCCCAAAAATAAAAAGCCTGGGATAAGAAATCGAGGTGTTTGGGATAAGTTAACTTGATGATATTAAATGAAAATAAGCAACTTATCCCGTTATCCCAAAGAAAAATCATTTTTCGCCTATAGAGAGATATTTAAATGAGCACTCAAATACTCACACTAAAACGTAAAAATCCACCAGCAACGAACACACCAAAAAGCTTGCAAACTAAAACGCCACAGGAAGCCTCGCAGCAACCGAAGAAGAAAAATAAGGCAGATGTTCACGCGAAGAAGAAACAACACCGTATCGACCGTATAGCGAAGCACTGGACGATATTTAATGAGCCAGAGGCTAAACCACTGATGATAGGTATCAAAGAAGCCATGATTGCTGAGGTTAAAGATAAAAGGCTGGATATACCTGAGAGTCACATTAAGCAGGGGTTGCGATCATACATTAGTCGTAAAACCTATCTGAAAGCCCTTACTCTGGGCGGTAATCGTTTTGATATGAACGGGCAGCCTAAAGGAGAAATCACACCTCAACAACAAGCATTAGCAAAACAAATGCTGGTGGAATGGGCTAAAAAATAGCAAGGTAACAACCGTCAAAGCATAAACTGAGGTGGTTATGTATAATTTGCCTTATCAACTAAAAGGATCATCAAATGAAAAAAATCATGATAACGGCTCTATTGGCTTTATTTTTATCGGGATGTGATAACAACCCGCCAGCACCCTACGGGTTTAAGTGGGGGCAGACTAAAGAAAGTGTGAAAGCATTAAATTTAAAAGACACAAATTGTAATTTTGGACATTCTTGTACATTCAAAGAAACACCTGATGGACATGACGCAGCTATTTTATTTGCAACATTTGACGATAAGCTAGGATTATTTTATATACTTTATACTGAAAATTTTGATCAGAAAGCGACAACCAAAGAGGAAGCATTTGAGCTATATGAACAAGCGGGAAATCAACTACAAAAAGTATATGGTGCTCCTGTAAATAAAACCCGTGTTCTTAAAAAAGAAAGCGATTTTTTAAATTGCTTAGCAAGCCAAGGTTGTGGTGATATTAATATGGATTTTGATAAAGATGGATACAAAGCAAACTTAAGAATGAGCGTATCAAATCAAGGGAAAACATATCTAATTTATACTTTTAAAAGCCCTGTATATAGCACGTCTTTGTAATAGTAAATAGTTCAATAAAACAAAAGCCGACCTTGAGTCGGTTTTTTGTTCTTATAGCTCCTATCATATTAAATTTTATAGAAATCCCCCCTGTTTTATAGTCGTTTGTATTAATCAATTATTGATTATTTTTTAATCCATTATATAATTGTATTGTATATAATTACAGTGTGGATAAATAAACATGAGTAAGCAAAAAAGAACCTTCAAGCCAGTGTCAATTGATAGTGAAATAATAGAACGCGTCAAAAAGTTTAAAGAAAAACAGGGTGAAAAAGATTTTTTCATTCAACGAGCACCTATTAGTCAATTAATTCAAGGGTTACTAATTAATGCCTTACATAACGAAGGATTCTAATGGAAAAATTACAACGGTTAGCAAGCACTATAGCCCAGATTTATGTTGATAATTTAAAAGCTGAAACAGGAGAAACATTAGTAACTTATAACGGTATCACAGGTAAAGTTACCCCTGAATTACTGGCCGCTGGGTTGTTTGATAATGCGGTATTTGCGGTTAAAGCGGATGGAGAAGAGATTGACGTTGAAGGTAAGGCGTATGATTTATTATCCCCGTTAATTAACTTATCAACAAAGCCTTACTCCCTAACGGAACAGGCATATAAATTGATTAATTTTCTAAATGTGCAGGCACTAAAAGCAGGAAGCACTTTATCAACCTTATCAGTTGTACATTAATCACAGGGAGAAAATTATGTATCATGGCGAAGGTTACACAGTATATGTAGATGCCGATACGGCTGGCCTTCTTGAGGCTAACCGTGAAATCGAAAAAGCAAGAAGAAAAATAAATGATTTAGGCAATGAAGCAAACACCACAAGCAAATCATTTACTCAATTCAATAAATCAGCAATCGCGGTTTCCAGTGCGTTAAAAATGCCTGAAATAAACCGCTTATCACGTCAAATGAGTGAATTGGCGGGGCAAATTGGCGCCGCTTCAATGGCAACAGATAAGGCAACGACTGTTAACGCGCGTTTTACAGGTGTGATTAGCAATGTGTCTGGGCTACTAGGGGCGGGATATGTTTCTAATATTGGTAGCGCTACTGTTTCGCTCTTGCAACATACTCAAGGGGCAATTAATGCCACACAAGCCGAGGTTTTACATACTCGCGCTATTCAAATGAAGGCTCAGGCATTGCAAGCTGCTGCCTCCCAAGAAGTGATTAACGCCAAAAATCTTAAAGCATCAACACAAGCAGAGTTAAAAGCAGCTCAGGCAGCGTTAGAACACGTTTATTCATTAGAAGGCTCTAATGATATCAAGCAGCGTAATTTAGAGTCACTGAGGGCACGACAGGCAGCAGTGCTCAAGGATGCTGAAATAACTTATCAAATGACTGCGAGTGAAGAAAATTTACAGCGAGTGACTAAAGCCAGTAATGCGCTACATGCTACGGAAACTAAAATAAAAACGCACTTAGCTACAACCGGAAAAGAAATTGCGCTTGTTGAGGCTAGAGTCGCTAAAGCAAAAGAAGCAGAAACACTAGCAACTCAAAAATTAAATGCGGCATTAGCATTAGAGCAAAAAGCGAAAGCCACACTAGCCACTACAACAGACGCGGTGACCGTAGCTAATGGTCGCGCAGCCCAAGCGGCTAGAAGTCAATCTATTGCTATGCAAGGATTGCGAGGTGTTGTGGGGTTATTAGGTGGCCCAACGGGTGTTTTTATGTTGGCTACTGCTGGCGTGTATGCGCTATATAACGCGATGAATGATGACACCGCAACGAAAGAGTTTAATGACAGAGTAGATCAGTGGATTGATAAAATTGACGAACTGTCAGCCAAACAGGCTCGCGCTGTGGCTAACCGCTTAGGCGAGAAGATAGCGGAAACAACCACACAACTAGAAGGGCAGAAAGAAAGTCTTGAAAATACTACTCAAGAATTAGGCTCTTACAAGCGACAATTAGCTGAAATAAATAAAGAAATTAAATCCCAAAAAGAGCAAGGTATTGAGGTTGGCTCTCCTTATGTACGCGATGACTTAGTCAAAGCAATTAATGAACTCACCAAGAAACAGCAGCAGTATGAGCTACTTATTTCAGAAGGTGAGCAGAATATTCGTCGCTGGACGGTATCACAAGGTAAAGCCGCTAATATTGCAAAAGAGAGAGCAAAACAAACAGACGAACTCAGCAGAGCGGAATTAATTTATCAACGCCAAGCTAAAGGGATAGTTGATGCTAACCAACAATTAGCTAGATCACTAGAGCTAGGCAGTGACGCAGCCGTTAAGAAAGAACAAGCCATCAAAGAGTTAGAAAAGGCTTTAATTGCTGATGGTTTTGTTAAAGACTCCGAGTTATTTAAACAAAAAATACAAGAGTTAACGGATGAGCTTGATAAGAAGGCAAGTTTAAACCTTGCTAACTCTCTTGCTGAGATAGAGCAACGAACACAAGCCCTCACTATTGGCATGAAAGACGGTAAGCCTGCACTGGATGAATACAATGCCTCGTTACTGCTTATGCAAATGGGGATAAAAAAAGGTTCGGCTACCTACAATACCGAACTCCCGAAAGCGATAGAGGCAATACGCAATTTACGTGAAGCTCAAGAAGCCGCACTAAATAGCAAATCAAATGCTAACAAGTCGTTGAAAGCGATTAATAAGGCAAATGATGCCATTAAAAAACAACAGCAACAGACTGAGACGTTAAGAAAAGAATTTGAATTATTGAGTTCTGGCGCAGCTAACGTAAATAGAGAGATGGCTATTTTTAACGCTGTTCAAAGTCTGGGTGCTGATGCGACAGACAAGCAAAAGAAAGCTATTGCTAAAGAAGCCGCCGAAGTTTTTGACCTCAAACAAAAAGTCGATGACTTTATTAAGTCGCAAGAAATTACTCCAGAGTTAAAACTTGCAAGAGCATTTAGACAAGAATCTGAAGAGCTTAAACGCATGTTTGATAATGATTTCATTGATGAAGAAACGTTTAAGGCGTTAGGCAATAAAGCAATGAAGGCATTTGATGCTGGAATGGCTGAAATAAAAATAAACGCGGTTATTGACCCAATAACTGAAGCCAAAGGGCAATACGACCCGATACAAGCACTGGCTAACGAACACGCTAAGAAACTTGAGATGATCCGCCAATTCGAAACAGAAAAAGGCGCTATTACTCAGCGTGGCTTAGAGTTAATGAATGCCGCTAATACTCAATATGAGCAAGACCGGTTAAATGCTCAATGGGAGATATGGCGCAATCAAAGCCAAGCCAATCAATTCTTAGCTGATGGGTTGGACGCATTAGGACAGCGCTCTACTAACGTACTCACAGGGCTATTAACTCAAACACAATCCATTAACGATGCTTTCCGTAATGTCGCCTTAACCATCGTAGACCAAGCCGTTGGCGCTCTGGTCCAAATGGGTATGCAACAAGTTAAGAATATGATTATGGGTGAAAGTATGGCGACAGCCGCTCAAGCATCTGCATTGGCTCAGGCTGCGGCAGCACAAGCGGCATGGGCACCAGCGGCATTAAGCGCATCAATAGCCACATTAGGCGCAGCAGTAGCAACGGGAACATCATCATATACGGCGGCTATGGCAGCTAGTAAAACGATGGGGTTGGTTGCTGGTGCTCGTAAAAATGGTGGACCCGTAAATGCTGGCTCTATGTATCGAGTGGGTGAAGGTGGTAAGCCTGAGATATTCAAAGCATCGAACGGTAATCAGTATATGATACCGGGTGATAATGGTCGAGTTATTAGCAATCGACAAATGGGTAAAGGTGGTAATGGTGTTAGCATGGGTGATATGCATTTTACATTCCAAGTTCAAGCACCTAATGGCATCACTCAAAAGGAAGCACAACAAATACAGCAAATGGTGAGAGGTACGGTTTATGACGTACTTGGTAACGAAATGCGTAGCGGTGGTGCTTTGGAAAAAGTAAGAAGTTGGTAATTAAAAGCGTGGATAAAAACCATAATAGGGCAGATTTCTGCCCTTTATAGTATTGAAGGGTACATAATGATAAAGATAAAAGTATCTAAAAGGAAAGGTCGCAATCAATCATTTCTACAATATTGCCAGCATGTAGATCAACGAGTATCACGGGCTATGCAACGGTTTCTTTTCGATGCTGGAGCACAATCCGCAATTTATACGCCTATCGATACATCAACATTGATTAATAGTCAGTTTAGGGATGTTACTGTTAATGGTACAAAAATAACGGGACGTATTGGTTACTCCGCCAGCTATGCCGTTTATGTGCATGATCCGAAAGTTAAGCAGAAATTTAAACGACCAACAGCTAAAAAAGAGTTCTTGAAAAAAGCGGTCGAGGAAACGCTACCTAATTTAACTAAGTATATTCATGAAGAATTGAAGAGTTAGCCTTCATACTTTCGTGAACAGTACGCGCGTGGAAGGAAATATGCAAAAAACAACCAAAAAGAAACCAACCATTATTTTTATGATGTACCGACAATGCGCCTAATTGTGACGTGTGAACAATCCATCAACATTCACATAAGAGCCGATAGAGTAACAGGGGCAATCATGAGGAGTTTGTGAGGCAAGCAATCATTGAGAAGCTAAAAAAAGCAACAGCACAAATAGCTAAATCGCTATATGTATGTGTAAATAACTTGGTTATAGCTATATATATTGTGTTTACGTTAAAAAAATAGACAGGTAATTACAAGCTCATAATGATTAGCCCCTAGACAAGATAAATATATTCAGTATTATTTATCCCAACAGTGCCCCTCATAACCTCTACGTAGAACGGAGAAATCTGGTTTGCGATACGTTTGGGGCTTTCTTTTATCTACTATCTGATAATTTTCCATGCTGCTATGCACCCTCTAAAACCTCATCTAACGTATTTTGACCAAATAAAAAAGCTAGAAAAACGAGGAATGAGTTTTGAGGATCTACCTCCTGAGCAGGCGGTAAAGAAAATAATGAATATTGGATATTACAGGCTATCTGGGTATTGGTATCCATTCCGTAAGTTAAAGTTAATCCCACCAGTAGCACCCGATGAAGCCAGACGTGAAGAAACATTCCTTGAGGGTACAACCTTTACAACGGTATACGCACACTATTTATTTGATGTAAAACTAAGAAGTTCTATTTTTTATGGAATAGAACGAATTGAAACTTATCTTAAAGCAAAAATAGCTTACGAACTAGGTAAAGTATCCCCTACGGCATACAAAGATAAGAATATCATCCAATACAGACATCACTACCGACATGATACATGGCTAGAAAAGTTAGATTCTTTAATAGAGCGAAATAGTGATAAAGATTGTATACGATGGAATTTAGATAAGTATGGGGATATTCCTATATGGGCTATCGTTGATATTTGGGATTTCGGTACAATGTCTCGCTTCTACGGAATGCTTGAAGATAAATACAAACATCAAATTTGTAAATCGCTTGGCTTTCTAAAGCCTAACTCAGCAAATGTAAGAGATGGACTGAAAACAGCATTAGAGCACCTTAATACAGTTAGAAACAGGTGTGCCCACCATGCGCGTTTATGGAATACCGATTTTTCAGACTCAAAAATTAGCATCGAGGTGTTAGATAATATTGATTTAACAGCCTCGCGCTTGTCTCCAAAAAGCCCTGAACTATCAAGAATGGCAGGTATCATATTTTTAATATGGAGTCTGACCAAGAGAATAAGTTGTAATTCTACATGGCTAAGTTCAGTAAATGATCATTTAGAAAAACATCAGGGCGTTATTCCGTTTAATTCAATGGGATTCGATAATAACAATATCTCAGGATTAAAAAATCTATTGGATAAGGAAAAAGAACAATCAGCCCAATCATAAGCCAACCCAAATCAAATAAACTTTAATGATTTTCAGGCGCGCTAGCAATAAGTTTTCGGACACGTTAGAAAGGTTGTAAATAGAGGCTGATAGCGACAAATATAGACATTAAATCCTAACAAATCCTAACGTTTTTCTAATACCTAGATCCTAAGTTTTCTTAAGGTAAATTGCGCATTCAATGCTAAGATTTGCTAAGGCTTTACTATCCACTTAGTATTATGATTAGATAGCTGATAACTTCAGTATATGTTGGGAGTAGCTGTAATGATAAAACTAATTTGAGAATAGAAATGCTAATAAATAAATTAAAAAATAAAAATGAGTCACCAGAAGACATTATAGAGAATTTGATATATGCCTATCAAAACTCAAGAGAAACATATGTTGAAAACAAGAGAGTGTTTCGTGGGCGTAGTCATTCTGTCTCGGGTATTTTTGAAGATCTATTTGCTGATTATTTATCAAAAAATTTACCTGATAGTAATCAATATTTCGTAGACCAGCAGTTGTTTTCATCAGCAGCAAATATACGATTTTTCCCAGATATATTAATTATGAATGATAAAATAAATCGCGATATCATAGACTTAAAGCTTGATTTTGGATGGTCTAGAAATGATGTTTTTTCATTTTGTGATACGTGGAATAAAAAAATAGATAAGTTAAAAGGAACGAGTTTAACTTTCAATGATGGGATAACTAAAGAAAAAAAGAATGGTTTTTTTTCTGATAATTTAAAATATCATGTAGTAGTTTCGACAAAATTAAATAATGGAAGTAATTTTATTGAAATAAAAGATAAAGTGACAAAAAATTTGGAACATGTTGAGTTATATATACTCACTGATAAGGTACACCCGAATGATTACAATAGCACCGCCGAAGAACGGGTAAAAAATATACATATATGCATGAGTGAGTTTTCAAGGTTAATGAATAATTTATCATAATAATATAATTCTTTTAGTTCTTAACGGACAAAAATATAGTTTAAATTGTCCGTTATTATAGATAGCAAAATTCGGTGATAACAAATTTTATACGTTAAAATCAATAGCGGCTTTAGTCCTGCAAATAATTCAATTTATTTACTATATCCTTGTGGCGCCTCCATGCAGAATAGATATCTTTATCCCACGCTTTGCCTGCCTTAGTTTGATAGCCTGCCTCGTTAATCCGTGCAGCAATAATGCGCCCATTGGTTACACCCTCAGACAGTACAGAATTAACCACAGAAACAACAGCAGACTCATTATAGGTATACGGTGGGATATCTGCCTTACCAGCAATTAAAGATGCGACAGACGATTCTAGGCGTTCCACCAGCGACAGTATGCGAGCGTCAGGATTGCTGTCTGGACGGTTTAACTTCTCTTTGATAGCGGAGACTATCCATGCTGTTTTATCGCTACCAGAGTTCGATATAGCCTCATTAAACAGGGTTTGTAGTTCAGCTGGGAGACGAAAGGCAATAAGATTAGATTTACTCATGATAATAGTCCGTTATTAACTCAGTGAGCGCTTATTATATCAGTGTATAACACTGTTATACAGATTAGAAAATGTATCATTGCTAGTGGATTTAACGAATAAGTCCATAACTTAAAGTTAAGGTAACTTACTGTAAAACAAGCAAAGCGTATTCTTGCGCCTTGTAACTGATTGAATACATAGCAAAGCTCAAAAATGAGTGCTGTACTGTGGTGATTATCGCCATAGTCGGAAAGGGTAACAGTTGAAATGCTATCCTTGGTATCAAAACCACAAATTAGTGATTTTAGCTAAAGTAGCTAAATATTAGCCAATACAGCTAACCACATAAACATAGTGGTACTATGATGATCCGTTGACTTTCAAACGTGAGGTATCCACTAAGGTATCCACCGAAAAGGCTATATTTTATTGGATACTTTACCCGCTAAATGTTGACAATTGTTAACATCAGAACCAGAAAAAACCAGACATGGGAACCTGACAAAACCTGACATGAGAACAAAGTAAATGTTGTTAATTGTTGTGGTCGAAAACTTGTCAAAACTTGTCATCACGCCAAAGAAATTTATAATCCCCGTCCAAAATAAAATAGGTACGCAGTAGGTATGTGTTTAATTCTCGCATTTCGCTATAATCAAATAAAATCATGATGTTGTGTAAAAGTACGCAGAATGGTACGCAGCAAAATGATATTGCCCGCATCGGTAACTGTTTGATTATTCCAAGGCCGTCACTTTGGGCTCGTGCGGAAATAGCGTATTTCAATCTGCTAACGTGGTTGCCATTTTGACGGTTGCCACTTTGGTTGCCAGCAAAACGGCATATTTTACGCTAGTGGATTGATAACCTTTGATTGTCCCAATTCAGCACAATCAAGGTATGGCGGAAATGATCATCCCTTTGAGGTAAACCATGTTACAACGTGAAGCAATAGAAGCCGTTATGATGGAGTTAGCCCACCAGCAAGGGCAATCACTCAATGGACGCGATAGGTTAGCCATTAGGACAGGTGTAGCGCAGACAATACAGGCTAAAGAACGTCACAGACGAAGAATGACAGCACCTACCTACCAATGGACGAAGCCAGCACCAAAAAGATAATAGGTCGCCTTGAAATTAAGGGGGCGTGAGGCTCTGAAATCGGTGGCTCGTCACTGGCTGGCAATATTCCAATAATGGCTACGAGGTAAAAGTAACCACAGTGCAAATAAGCACTCTGAATAAATATCAATAAGTTACTGCCTATTGCCATTGGTCACTGAAACGATGACCAATGAGCGTTAATCCTGTTTTTGTGACAGAATTAAGTATTATCAATCAGTTGTATTTTGATTCCGTCGATTTACCGGAATTAAGCATAATCAACAGGTTATATCTACATACGGGATAATCCCGTATCATCATGGATAAATTGACGTTTAGATCACCCCTATCAGTTGGAATTATTATCCGATCTTCCAGAGTCCCATTAGCATTTTATTTTAGTCGATGGCTTATATTGTGATGGTATCAAGATGAATAAACTAAAAATGAGAAAAGCAAAGTTAATCAAAATCACCACGTCAGGAACAGTAATAAAAGCCCCTGAACGAGTTAACACAGCGACAGGTAAAGTTATGGCCACGATGACTATTCAGGCTGAGAGTGACAAGCGTAGCCCGTACCCATTAAAGATAGTGGCATTCGATATTAACGCGCTGGAGCTTATGACCTGCCAGAAAGGAAACAAAGTAACCGCCACAGGTCGCTATGAATGGTTTAATGGTTATCAGCTAACAGGGGCGCAGATAGTTACTGCTTAGTAAAACTTAGTATCAATAAACCGATTTGAAGTCGGGAAATCTAAACAGGCTATTTCCCCTCTTTAAACTAACCCACAATTAGTTACCTACCTTTAACTGACCCTCTTTAAGATGACCAGTTCAGCTAACCCGAAAATATCGGGGCAGTTCGAATAAGCCCACCAGCCTACCTATTCTATTTTGTACGCCTCATATTGAGGTGCGCAAATTAACTAGAACTCTTTAAGAGTTACACTTGTCAGATGAAAAATACTTTTCGGTTGCTATCGTTCCGTTTGAAACGGAGTCGTGAAAAACGCGGTGAGATTACGGTGAGGGTTATTTCTGGTTGGTGTTTCGTTATATGCAATAAATTATGGTAACGGTGATATTTTCGCAATGCTGGTGGCTTTGGAAAAACTGAAGCCTGAACCTCTTAACCTTTGAGTCACAAAATAAAAAGGGGGCATAATTGGGGGCATGATACAAAATTGAATGAAATTAAGATGTTTATAATCAATATCATACGTCTTTATATTGAATCCTGTAGGGGTACCATTTAAAATCAACACCTTATGCAGATTTTTAAAAAAATCTGCGAGATATGCGGGTCAAGTAACGGGTCAAATTAGCATTACCATTTTTCACTTCTAACCCACTCTTCATAGACATGCTCTGGCTAATCTAAAAATGTGCCGGCTTTCGTTTTTTGTGGTTTTGGAAACTCCTTTCTCTTTGCATACATTCTCCATGACGTAGTTTTACTTTTCTCTGTCAACTAAATTGGGCTGTGTTGATAACAGTATTGAAACGCCACTCGACGTTAATAAACAGTCACTTATTTGGAACGACTCTGCAGTTATAGAGGACGGTTCTATTCTCGTGAGAATACGTGAGATAGAAGAAGCACAGAAAGCGGAAAAAATGCAGACAGAAAGAAGAGGAAGAAAGCTAGGATAGCATAAATAACATTCATTCATATTAATATAAAAAGATAATCACAATATAATAAATCTTTATATTGTGATTATCAATTATTCTAAAAATTAGACACCAAAGTTAAAAGTGAGAACAGCCTCCCCGATAAAATCTAAACCATTAGATAAATCTATTCCTTTTTTACTTAATTCATCTTTAGATAAAATAAAGGTACCATTTGAATTACCATGCCTGAAATTTGATTGGAAAACTTCACCTGGAATTAGAGCCAGGGCATTTTTATCAACACCTGATTGTTGTTCTGATGTCCAACCATTAGTTGGCCCTTTGTATAGGACGTTGTTGTAGCTTTTTCCTGTAATTGCAACATCGTTTGCCCGTGAAATAAATGCTGGTTTACCATCGACCGTAGCATCACTCCATATGAAATCAGCCGCTCCAACTGTATTTTCAGGATTTGCTTTATCAACTAAATGAAACCATTCTGACGTATTATTAACACTTAATTCCGTGTCACCATAAGTATCAGACGCAACAAATGTTAAATATGTTTTTGCATCGCATTCAACCGTAACGACATTATGAGCTACAATGCCAGAGTAAGAGTAAATTTTCGATTGAGGGATAAGTGATGGGCTTATTCTTCCATAATCAAAAAGGACATCACTTTGTGTCGCCCCATTAATAGTACAAGTTGGTGGCTTAATATCACCGTTGATTTTTAAGTTAGC